GCCCCCCTTGAGGTCTGCCGCCGCCGTGGTGACGGATGTCTTTGCCGAGGTGAGAAGCCCCTTCGGCTTGTGCGTCCCGTCGCCATTCAGGAACGCATCCTCCTCTGCATTGCCGAGTGCCTTGCCGAACTGCTCAATGAGGTAGTTCTCAAGCTTGAAGGCGTTGTCGTAGAGAAGCTCTTCCGTTACCTTGACTGCGACATGGAGCTTGTGCGCGTCGAGAACGATCTGGTCGAAGGTCGCGTCCCCGAAGGTGAGCGGCGCGCCCTCCTCAATCCACGCAGCCGCAGGTTTTGTGGCGGCGATGTTGATCTTGTGCTCCCCGCTCGTTGTGATGACCGTCGCAAGCGGACGCAGGACGTTCTCTTCATCCAGAACGTCGATCAGACGCTGATCGTACTCTTCGGGTACGAGATAGCCGCCGTTTGCATCCACACCTTCCTGCAGGACGTTCTCCACCTGCCGGAAGTTCGTACGCAGTGCCTTCAGCATCGCCGCACGGTATGCCTCGCTTGCACGACCTGTCTTCTCGGAAGCGAATCCTGCGCCCGGTGTATTGGTGATTGCCGACGTTACAGGCTTTGCAAGCTGCGCGTCAAGAATTGCCTGTCGCTCCATGCGCTCGATGTCCTTGCCGAGTGCAAGCACCTCGTTCTCCATCTGCTCGTATGCCTTTGCCTCTTCTGCCGTAAGGCGGCCGTCCTTCTCGTGTTCGTCGAGGAACTGCTTTGCCTGTTCCCACATTTCTGCACGCTTCTCGCGCATTGCCATGATCTTATCCATGTTCTTGTCCCTCCGTTAGTGTGAAATAGAAAAGAGCCGCTTCTTAAACGGCTCTGCATCGACATTGTTTGATTGTGTCCCCTGCCCGAATTTCGAGAGCAGGGAGTTCGTGACAGCGGCGCGAGAGAAGATCAGCCCGTCTGCCGTGTCTGTCAAAGGACGTTGTGCGTCCGCATAGAGAACGGAATCTGCAAATCCAAGTTCCACCGCCTTCTTTGCGTTCATCCAGGTCTCGGCATCCATCAGCCGTGATATCTTCGCACGGGACAGCCCCGTCTTGATCTCATAAGCGTTGATGATACTCTCCTTGATTTCAGAGAGGAACGTAATTGTCCGCTCCATCTCGTGCGTATCTCCGATGGAGACGGTCATCGGATTATGGATCATCAACATCCCCAAGGGAGAAATCTCAACGGTCGATCCTGCCATCGCAACGACGGATGCGGCTGAGGCTGCAATCCCGTCAATCTTGACATTGACATTTCCCTTATACTCCATGAGCATATTGTAAATCTGCGCCGCCGCATAACAGTCCCCGCCCGGTGAGTTGATCCAAAGGTCAATATCTCCCTCGGCGGCGTTCAGCTCAGAGCGGAACATCTGAGGTGTGACCTCATCGCCCCACCACGTTTCGTCCGAGATTTCACCATCCAAAAGCAAGATACGCTTCTCCCCCTCGTTCCGTACCCAGTTCCAAAATTTACGTTTCATCGCCGTCTCCTTTCTTATTGGCGAATAATCCTGCATCCCTCAGTTTTGTCATATTCCCGTTGATAAGGTACAGATCGCCGCCTTCCTCCGCTTCGATGGGATTCATGTCCTCGAGACTTCGGATGTCGTTCGCGGAGAGCCATCCGTTCTGCCGCCCGATGGCGTATCCCTCCATACGGCTCTTGTAGTCTCCGCGCAGTAATCCATCGACGTTGAAGCGGATGAAGTAATCCTTCCGCTCCTTGTCCGTCAGCAATGCCTTTTGAAGCGACTGCTCCCATCGCATTACCCACGGGTTCAAGGTGTACTTTACAAATTCGAGAGATTGCTGCTCGATGTTCGAAAACGAGGATTTCTCCAAGTCTCCGACCATATGCGGCGGCACACGGTAGAGACGTGCAATCTCGTCGATCTGGAACTTCCTCGTCTCAAGAAACTGTGCCTCCTCGGGCGGTATGGCAATCTGCTGATACTTCACACCTTCCTCAAGAACGGCAATCCTGCCCGTGTTCATCGTGCCGCCGTAGACGGCGTGCCAGCTATCACGGAGCTTCGACGGGTCTTTGAGAACACCAGGATGCTCCAAAACACCGCCCGGACGCGCACCGTTCCTAAAGAATGCTGCACCGTATTCCTCTGTTGCAAGCGCAATACCGATAGCGTTCTTTGCCATAGCGATGGGAGAATAGCCCACAAGACCGTCGAAGCCGAGTCCCGGAATATGCAGCACATCCTCACGCCGCAGACGAATCTGTCCCTTATCCACAAAGTTTGGATTCTCCTCCGTGGTTCTCGTGTAGGTGTAGTAGAGTTCCCCTGTGCGGCTGTCCCGACTCACCTCCATCTTGTCCGGGAGCAGCGGATAGAGTCCGAGAACCTTGCCCCTACCATCCCGCAAAATTTGTGCGTAGGCATTCCCCCACAAAAGGAGGTGACTCATCATCGTTTCGCGAAATATAAAAGAGGTCATCTCGGGATTCGGCGCATCGTGGAGCAGGAAGTACAGCGGATGCTCCGGCACACGCTCTTTTCCCTGTCCTTTGTATGCGTAAACATGAAGAGGCAGCCCTGCGATGGATTCTGCGAGAATGCGCACACAGGCATAGACTGCAGTTGTCTGCATTGCCGTCCGTTCGTTGACTGCCTTGCCCGCTGCCGTCTGCCCGAACAAAAAAGACAAGCCGCCGAGGTGATTTGTGGGCTTGTCCCGCGAACGAAAGAGTTTGCTGAATAGGTTCATATGTTATTCTCCTTGCACAATGATAGCTTTTATGCTATCATCAAAGTGTCTTTAAGAGGGAGTATAATATGTATCGAATTGAGTTCTACGAGAAAAGAAACGGGACATCCGACGTATGGAATTTTCTCGAGGAGTTACGTGAAAAAAGCAAGACGAACAAAGATGCGCGGATTCAATATGATCAGATCATCTTTTACATCGATCTTTTGGCACGCAACGGAACGAGATTACCGAGTAAGATCACAAAATATCTGGAAGATGATATATGGGAACTTCGCCCCGGAAACAACCGGATCTTCTACTTCTATTACGCAGACGGTCAATATGTTCTGCTGCACCACTTTCGGAAGAAAAGTATGAAGACACCGCCGCGCGAACTAGCCCGTGCAAAAGAAGCACGAACCGATTACCTTCGTCAGCAAAAGGAGCGAGGAAAATGAAAACATGGGAAGATTACAAGAATCATGTAAAATCCATTGACGCAGAGAGCCGTCGAAGTATGGAGGAGATTGAAGAAATTGCAGCTATTGTTTCTTCGATGATTGAGCGGCGCACCGCCCTTGGCATCAGCCAAAGAACGCTTGCGCAGCGTTGCGGTCTGCCGCAATCCTCCGTTGCACGTATCGAATCTTTCAAAACGACACCAAAAATCGACACCTTGCTCAAACTCATGCAGCCGCTTGGACTGAAACTCCAAGTTGCCGCACTCTGATTCAGACCCCGAATCACAGCAGCAAGATTCCTCGCTCGTCATAGACAGATGCGGAGGTATCATTCCCACAGCGAATCGCACGATCCAGAGCCATGATGAGCGCAATCACGCCGTCGATCTTCTCTGTGGACTTCTCCTTGTCTGCCTTGATGTTGCCCGCAGGATCGGTGCGAATGAAGATGTTGTCTGCCATCCAGCGCATGACGGGATGCCCGCCGTGCGCTATTTTCTTTTCCAAGGTCAGCTTCATCAGTTCCTTGGTCGGCGGACTCATATCCTTGAAGCCCTGCCCAAACGGAACAACGGTGAATCCCATTCCCTCAAGGTTCTGCACCATCTGCACCGCGCCCCATCGGTCAAAGGCAATCTCGCGGATGTTGTACTTCTCGCCCAGTTTCTCAATGAACGCCTCGATGAATCCGTAGTGAACCACATTTCCCTCGGTGGTCATAAGAAACCCCTGTCTCTCCCACACGTCATACGGCACATGGTCACGCCGCATGCGCAGGTCGATATTCTCCTCAGGAATCCAGAAATATGGAAGCACAGCAAACGGCTCATCTTCCTCCATCGGAGGAAATACGAGCACAAATGCTGTAATATCCATCGTGGAGGAAAGGTCAAGACCGCCGTAGCAGACACGACCCTCTAAGGACTCAGTGTCAACAGGGGCGGCACAGCTATCCCACTTGTCCATCGGCATCCACCGCACGGACTGCTTCACCCATTGATTCAGCCTCAACTGACGAAAACTGTTCTCCTCGGCAGGGTTCTGCCGTGCGGAATCACAGGCTGCCTGTACCTTGTCGATACCGACCGTGATACCGAGCGACGGATTCGACCGTTTCCAGACCTCCGGGTCTGTCCAGTCCTCATCTTCCTTTGCTCCATAAATCACAGGATAGAAGGTCGGGTCGATTTTTCTCCCCTCTAAGATATCCTTCGCTTTCTGGTGCGTCTCGTAGCAGATGGACTGCGTATCCGTTCCAGCCGTGGTGATGAGGAAGTAAAGCGGCTGCATTCGTGCATCACCGGAGCCTTTTGTCATAACATCAAAGAGTTTGCGATTTGGCTGCGTGTGAAGTTCGTCAAATACCACGCCGTGAATGTT